TACTTCCAAACAGGTAGTGTTATTGGTAGAAGCTATACTCAGGAAGGTGATTACAATCAAGGTAAAGTACCTATTACTCAGTTAACGTCAAGTTCAGGGGCTAGTAAGACTCAAATGCTTATTGGTAACTATAATCATTACTTAGGAATGATACGTGCTGTAACAGGCTTAAATGAAGCGAGAGACGGTTCTACTCCCGACCCTAATTCTTTGGTTGGTGTAAATAAGTTGGCTGCATTAAATTCTAACACAGCTACAAGACATATACTTGACGCAAGTTTATTTATATACAGAAGTTTAGCTGAAGCTTTAACGTACAGAATATCTGATATTTTGCAGTACGCTGACTTTAAAGATGAGTTTGCTAATCAGATAGGGAAATATAACGTATCCATACTTCAAGACGTTAACGACTTATATATATATGACTTTGGAATCTTTATTGAGGTATCTCCTGATGAAGAAGAAAAATCACAGTTAGAGCAGAACATTCAAATGGCTCTTTCTAAAGGTGATATAAACTTAGAGGATGCAATTGATATTAGAGAACTTAGAAATCTTAAGGTTGCTAATCAGCTACTTAAAGTTAAACGTATTAAGAAGCAAGAGCGAGACGAGAAGATGGCTATGCAACAGCAAGCTGTTACGGCTCAACAGCAAATTAAGTCTCAACAAATGGCTGCTCAAACGGCTATGCAGAAAATTCAAGCTGAGACTCAAGCCAAGATGCAGATTAAACAAGCAGAGGTTGCATTTGATATTGAAAGAATGAATAACGAAGCTCAACTAAAATCTGTTCTTATGGATAAGGAGTTTGACTTTAATATGCGTTTAAGAGATATATCAGAAAATGCACTACAGAGCAGGGAGAATCAACGTGAAGACGCTAAGAGTTCTCGTATAAGTCAGCAGAATACAGAACAAAGTAAATTAATAACTCAGAGGAAAAACAATCTTCCTCCTCAGACATTTGAGTCAAATGAGGATAGTTTAGATGGTTTTGATTTGTCTGAATTTTCACCTAGATAATATGGCGGCAAGCGGAAGAACTAAAAAGAGTAATAAAATATGTCCTTCAGGGATTGCTTGGGCTAAAAGAACATTTGATAGATACCCATCAGCATATGCAAATATGGCTGCAAGTAAATACTGCAAAGACCCTAACTACGCTAAAAACTCTAAAAAATAAAACTATGGCATTTAAGATTCATATGATGTACAAAGGTAGTCAGGCTATTAAAGCTGCTACAAACAAAGACCATTTGTCTTTAAAGAAAAGAGGTTTTTCACATACAAAACCTAAGCCAAAAACAAAGCCAAAGTATTAATGGGTGAGCTTAAGAAGTGGAGAGACGAAAAGTGGGTTCGTATTGGTGCTGATGGTTCTATTAAAGGAGCCTGCGGTACTAGCAAGGATACCAAAAATCCTGACCGATGTTTACCGTTAGCTAAGGCTAATAGTATGTCTAAAACTGAAAGAGCTGCAACAGCTAAGAAGAAAAAGAAAAGTGGTAGGACTAAGCAATTTGTATCTAATACCAAGGCAGGCAAGGTTACGTCTAGGTATGCTTAAATCGTATTAATTAATTGTTTAACTTTGCATAAAATCAAATCAAATGGAAATTAAAGTAAGAGCACTCGATGATGTAGGAGAAAAATCTACAGCACAGGTTGAAGAAGAATTACTTCAGAAGCACGAAGATAAATTCGAAGACTCAACAAGTAATGAACAGGTTGTAGTCGAGCAACCACAAGAAGAGGTACAAGGGTTAACCGAAGACCAAGTTCTTTCACATATTAAAGAAAGATACAATAAGGAGTTTACATCAATGGATGATATCTTTGAAGAGAGAGAGACTCAAGAAGAATTACCTGAAGATGTAGCAGCTTATTTTAAGTATAAAAAAGAAACAGGTCGAAGCATTAAGGATTATGTTGAATTACAGCGTAATTATGATGATGCAAGTCCTGAATCTTTGCTACGAGATTATCTTAAAACTACGGAGACTGCTCTAGACGATGACGATATACAGTCATTAATGGATGAGTACTCCTACGATGAAGACTTGGATGACGAGTCACAGATTAAGAAAATTAAAGTAGCAAAGAAAAAAGCTATTGCTAAGGCTAAGAATTATTTCACAGAGCAACAAGAAATGTATAAGCAACCCCTTGAGTCAAGTGGTAGTGGTGTTTCGGAAGGCGAAAAGAAGCAATACGAAAGCTATAAGCAATATTTAAATGAAGCGGCAACGCAGCAAGAGGAAACTAAAAGAAGGTCTGAGTGGTTTACACAAAAGACTGAAGAGGTATTTAACAATGATTTCAAAGGTTTTGATTTCAAGATTGGAGAAGACCAAATCACTTTTAGTCCCGGTAACGCAGAAGAAACTAAGAAGTTACACCAATCACCTATGACTTTTGTTAACAAGTATTTAGATGATAGTGGCTTAATGAAAGATGCTGCAGGTTACCATAAAGCGTTAGCGGCTGCAATGAACCCTGATAAGTTTGCTCAGTATTTTTATGAGCAAGGCAAGGCAAATGCAACAGAGGATGTAATGAGGAAGACTAAGAACATTAATATGACAACTCGTAACACACCTGAAGTATCGTCTAAATCAGGAACACAGTTTAAGTCTTTAAATAACGACTCAGGTCGTGGTTTAAAGATTAGAAGTATTAAAAGAAAATAAATTTAAAAACTAGAAAAAATGGCAGGAGCTATTACAGGAAACGGATTTGACTTACAGCCAAGTTCGGAACAAGTTGCTTTAAGCAGCAATTATATTACAAATTTTGATTTCTTAAATCAGTATCTACCTGATACTTACGAGAAAGAATTTGAGCGTTATGGTAATCGTACCGTAGCATCTTTTTTACGTCTAGTTGGTGCAGAGATGCCATCTAACTCTGACCTTATCAAATGGGCAGAACAAGGGCGTTTACATTCTAAGTACACTAAATGTACCGTTAATGCAGCAGGTGCAGCAACTAAAGCTCTTTGGGATGTAGATTTAACTATACCGGGTGAAGTATCTTCTACAGTTGCAGTTCGTAAAGGGCAAACTGTTATGTTGACTAAAAACAATGGTGGTGCAAACTTTAAAGCTTTAGTTACTAAAAGTGGTACGGCAGATGGTTTAACAGCATCACAAGTTGAGTTAGCGTATTACACGCTTTTACCTGCAGGTGTTGTAGCTGATGAATACACTATGTTTGTGTACGGTTCAGAATTTAAGAAAGGAACTGCGGGAATGGAAGGTTCTTTAGAGGCTGAAGATGTATTCTTCGAGAATAAGCCAATTATCCTTAAAGACCGTTACGCAGTATCAGGTTCTGATATGGCTCAAATTGGTTGGGTTGAAGTGACAACTGAGAATGGTGCAACAGGATACCTTTGGTACTTGAAGTCAGAGCACGAGACTCGTTTACGTTTTGATGATTACCTAGAAACAGCAATGTTAGAAGCAGTTCCTGCAGTAACAAACTCAGGTGCAGCAACAGAATTAGGTGTAGTAGCAGCAGCTAACACAGGTGCCGGTTCAGAAGGTGTATTCTATGTTGTAAACAACAGAGGTAATGTATGGTCAGGTGGTAACCCGAATGTATTGGGTGACTTTGATTCAATCATTCAACGTCTTGATAAGCAAGGTTCTATTGAGGAAAACGTAATATTCGTTGACCGTCAGTTTGGATTTGATATAGATGATATGTTAGCAGCACAAAACTCTTACGGAGCAGGTGGTACTTCATACGGTCTATTTGATAATGACCAAGAGATGGCATTGAACTTAGGATTCACAGGATTCCGTAGAGGTTATGACTTCTACAAGTCTGATTGGAAGTACTTGAATGACCCAACTATGCGTGGTGGTTTACCAACAGGTGCAGGTTCAGGTAGAATCAATGGACTTTTAGTTCCTGCAGGTTCAACATCTGTATATGACCAAATCTTAGGTAAGAACGCTAAGCGTCCTTTCTTACACGTTCGTTACAGAGCTTCAGAGACTGAAGACAGACGTTACAAGACTTGGATTACAGGTTCAGCAGGTGGTGCAAACAACTCATCTTTAGATGCAATGGAGGTTAACTTCTTATCTGAAAGAGCTGTATGTACATTAGGTGCAAATAACTTCTTCTTATTCCAAGAGTAGTTTAGTAATATTAGGAGCTCGTTAATACGGGCTCCTTTTTTTTTAAATTCAAATTAAATTAAAATCAAATGAAAAAAACAGTAGAGTACGTAGATAAGCAGTACAAGTTATTAGGACAAGAAGCTCCTATATCTTTTATGCTTGCATCAAGAAATTCAAGAAGATTCCCATTACTATGGTTTGATGAGGAGAAGGGAGAACAAAGAGCTCTTCGATACGCAAGAAACCAACAGAGTCCGTTTGAGGACGAGCAAGATGGAAACGCAATACTAGAGCCAATCGTATTTGAGGATGGGTTCTTATCGGTTCCAAAAAGCAACCAATCATTACAAAAATTTTTAGACTTACATCCTGCGAAGGATATTAAGTATTCTGTTATTGATGAGGCTAAGGAGGCTAGCGAGATAGTTGAAGACCTTAATATACAGGTAGACGCTTTAATAGCAGCACGTGAGCTTACAATAGACCAAGTTGAGGCTATCACTCGTGTAGCATTTGGTACTGACCCAAGTTCAGTAACTTCAACAGAGTTACGTAGAGACATTCTTTTATTTGCTCAAAGAGAGCCACAAGGTTTTCTTAATATATTAGGTGATGCTACGCTTATGATTGACTCATTAGTTCAGTCATTCTTTGATAAGGGTATATTAACCTTTAGAAAAAACAAGAAAGAAGTATTCTTTAATACTCCGACTAATAAGAAACGAATGCTAACCATTCCGTTTGGTGAGGACCCACTGTATGTGGTATCGTCTTACCTTCAGAGTGATGAAGGTATTGAGATTCTAGAGTTTTTAGAGAAAGTCGCAGAGACTAAGTAGTAAAATAAGGAGGCTGAAAAGCTTCCTTTTTTTTTGCTATATTTGTATAATTATTAATCATCTAATTTTTTAACGATGGAAAAATATTTAAAAATACCTGCATCTTCAAGAACTCAATTAGTCTCTTGTTCAAATGTAGCTCACGTATACTCTGCAAGTGCAACAGCAACTTCAACTAGAGTAGATTACACTGACGGTACAACTGCGACAATAGCTCACGCTGCGGCAGTTGCTTTTGATGTAAGAGATGCTTTATCTAATGCTATGATAGCAGCAAGACAAACTTCTTGGACTCAAGTAGAATTTTTAGTAGATATGCCAAAAGTGGCATCAGCAATAACATTAGCATAAACTTACGGAAATGGAAAAATTTATAAAATTAGCTGTTACAGGCTCAGGGATTGAGACATTAAGTTTGTCTAATGTAAAAATGATTATTGGTAACGGAACTACAAGTACAATTGTTTATTATCTTGGTGGAGCGATAGCTACTTTAACTACTCCTACTGATGCTTCTTTTTTATTAGAGAGTCAACTACAGAACGCTATGGTTAATTTATATCAAAAGGCGTGGACAAATAATCAAGATACTATTACACCGGCTGTAGCAGTAACTGAAATCGTAGTATCATAAGCTTATGGCAAAGTATTTAGGAATACCCATAGCATTAATAAGCGGAACTAGTAATGATGCAAGTACATCCAACTTTACGTTGATAGATTTAACTTCAACATTCGATGGTATTAAGGTAGGTGATATTGTTGTAAATACAACGACAATGGCTCAGGCTACTGTTACTAGTATTGACTTAATTTTAAGTGGTTTATTATCTGTATCTAGTAATATATTCTTAGATATATCTCAAGGGTACTCAATATTCTCTCCTAACGATGACACTCGTGGAAACGTGTTGATGTCTATAGAGGGGTATATTGCAGCTAGAGATGTTGTAGGAGTCCTTAGTGTTGATTTTTCACACGGATATAGTGCTAACACACAACAGTACACTCCAATAGGAACTCCTGTTACAGATTCTTTTTTAACTAAACTATATCTACGTTGGTTAGAGAGGTTATTAGTAACTAACGCTACTAGTAACCGATTAGATATACCACTAAATGAGTTTTTTAATAACTCAAGCAATGTTTCTTATTATATTAAAACTATAAACCTTTCTTAATATGGCAAAGTTTTTAAAATTTAAAGCTTCTCAAACAAGCGAAGGTGAAAGAGATTTATTGGTAGGTATAGATAACTTAGCAGCTATTGAAATTGGTGTAAATAGTATTACATTAACTTATGGTAAGTCTGCTTTTTCTGCTGATGTTTTAAATTTATTTTTTACAGGAAGTAATCAAACTTCTCCTCAACAAATGAGGAACTTTTTTCAAGACAAAATGATAGAGGCACAGAATGCAAATGCAACGTCTCTTGTTCTTGATATAATTCCTCCCGTAGAGATAACAAACTACTATATGGGTTAGTAACATTATAATTAAACTACTAAAGAGCCTTTTTATAGGGCTCTTTTTTTTTGCGTATATTTGTAAAAAGATTTTAAGATGATAGATGCAGTAAGAAATACAGTCCTTGCTATACTTAATAAGAATAACTACGGATACCTTTCCCCATCAGACTTTAACCTGTATGCCCAACAAGCTCAGTTAGAGATATTTGAGGATTACTTTTACCAATATAACACACAGCTTAACCTAGAGAATGCTCGTAGGTCAGGAACTGATTATGCAGATATATCAAAAGGTATACTTGAGGTGATTGACTTGTTTTCAAAGACAGCAACACTATCTCAGACTGCAGCCGCAGATAACACCTATACAATGCCTTCTGATTATTATTTAATTAATAAAGTTATTTATAAAGGTTTAGAGGTTGAACGTGTGAATCAAAGCAAGATTACTATGCTTTTAAATTCAATGATTACAGCACCAAGTATAGATTTTCCTGCGTACACAACTGAAGGCTCTATAATGACGGTGTATCCTGCTACAATTACAGGAGCTGCAGATATATCATCTCAGTACGTGCGATACCCACTAACACCTAAATGGACTTACAATATAGCATTAGAAGCACAAGGTCCTGTATTTAATCAGTCTAGTTCAGATTACCAAGACTTTGAGTTACCACTTGATAACTTAAATGATTTGGTGAATAAGATATGTCAGTACGCAGGTGTTGAAATACGTGAGGCTGCGGTGGTACAATTTGCACAAGGTCAAGAAACACAAAATAATACACAACAATAATGGCATATATATCTCAGTATCAGTACTACGAAAATTCAGGAGCAAATCCTGAGGATGCAAATTGGGGTTCGTACCAATATGTTAGCTTAAAGGATATAGTAAATAACTTTATGTTAATGTATCAAGGTAATCACTCTTTAGTAAATAACGAAGAGCGTTACAAAATTTTGTTCCACGCTAAACGTGCGGTTCAAGAACTTAACTATGATGCATTTAAGGAAATTAAAGCTTTAGAGTTAACAGTAAATGATGCAGTCCGATTTATATTGCCATCAGATTATGTTAATTGGGTTAGAATATCTCTTTTTGAAAATGGTGTTTTGTATCCAATGACGGAAAATATTAGACTTACATCAGCTACAGCTTATCTTCAAGATAACAATTTAAACATTTTGTTTGATGAGGCGGGTAGTGTGTTAAAGCCTGAGTTCTCACCAATAGATATTGCTAGAATTAAAGGGACTAAAAAATCAATATACCTTAACGAAAACAGTGCGTATAATGGATCAGAAGGATACTGCTGTGATGGGAATTGGTTTTTTGATTTTTCAATAGGGGCAAGATTTGGTCTTAATACTGAAACAGCTAATGCTAATCCTACCTTTAGGATAGACGCTAAGGCAGGAGTTATTAATTTTGATTCTACAATGTCAGGTAAGAGTGTAATAGTAGAGTATGTTTCTGATGGTATGGAGGGTGGTGATAATTCTCTTATAACAGTTAATAAATTATTTGAAGAATATGTGTACTCATATATTCAATACTCTATATTAGATAGTAAGCTTGGTGTACAAGAGTACGTTGTGAATAGAGCCAAGAAAAAGAAAGCTGCTCTTCTACGTAACGCAAAAATAAGAATTAGTAATATTCATCCGGGTAGATTGTTAATGAATCTAAGAGGACAAAACAAGTGGATTAAGTAGTATGGCTAATAGTAAAAGAAATTTTATATCGGGTAAGATGAACAAGTCGCTTGACGAGAGACTTGTACCTAACGGACAGTATATTGATGCATTAAATGTACGACTAGGTTCTACAGAAGATTCAGAAATAGGGTCTGTTGAAAACTCAAAGGGTAATAGTTTACTAACAGATATAACCTTAGGGGTATATAGTAATATCTCATATGCTTTAAGTTCAAATGCTACTTGTATAGGTGCTTTTGAAGATGGTGTAAACGAAACTATATATTGGTTTATACACGATAGAAATTCTCCATCAACATCTACAGGTAAAGCTGATTTGATAGTATCATTTAATACTAAAACATCTAACTTAAGATACCACGTAAAAAGTTTTAAAAACTCTGAAGATGTTACTAATACTACTTTAAACTTTAACCCATCATACCTTATATCTAATGTAAATAAAGTTGGTAATTTATTGTTTTTTACAGACAATTATAACCCACCTAGAAGAATAAATGTAATTGAGTCGTATAGTTATCCTATTACCATTACAGGTAATGATGAATTTAATTATAATGATATACTTGTAATAGTTAAACCACCTTCTGCTGCTCCTTTAGTATCTAACACTCTAACGGGTAATGTTGACACGTTTATGCAAGACAGGTTTATTTGCTTTTCTTATAGATATAAATATAAAAACAACGAATACTCAGCTACATCTCAATTTACAAATCCAAGCTTTGTACCAAAACCATTTTCAGTATCATCTGACACTTTTTTAAATGAGGGTATGGTTAACTCAAAAAATGGAGCTACCGTAACATACGACTCAGGAGGAAGTGATGTTGTGGCTGTGGAAATTTTATTTAAAGAATCTGCTTCTAACATTATAAAGGTAATTGAATCTTTAGACGCAACAATTCTCCCTAATAATTCTATACAAACATATACTTTTGAGGATAGTAAAATATTTACAATACTACCTGAAGCTGAGATACTAAGGTTATATGATAATGTACCATTGTTAGCTAAGACTCAAACTCTTATGGGTAATCGCATTATGTATGGTAATTATGTAGATGGATTTAATTTAAAAAGAAATGGATTAAAAACTAACTTAAGTTATTATATTGAATCTAAGCAGGAATCTTTTGGATTAACTCCCATAACAACATCTGAAATAGTTATTCAAGATTACGGATTAGCAAATGGAGAAGACTCTGAGGGTAAGGTTATAGTTACACTTAGTGAAATAGAAAAACTAAATAGAGGAGGGGTATTAACACTTAGCTTTACAATTACACATGAGGATTGGGAACCTTCTGCTGCCGGAGTTACTATACCTGATGGAGCAAACCCTCATACAACTGTTGCTTTTAATTATACTTTACTTCAAGATTTTAATAGTGTATTTGAATTAGTTAATAGTATAGATTTTCAAGAGAAAATGGGTACTACAACAAATATTAAATCAGTTGCTGACGCATCTTTAGGTAGTACATTTACAGATATAATAAACAATTCATTGTTATCCCAAATTGGTGATTACACTAAATTTGAAAGTGGAATAGATGCTGTAGGACCAATATTAGTTACGGCTTCTTCAAACACATCTGTGTTAAACTTATCAGTTATAACGATGGGTTATACCACTAATATATCAACACCTGTCCCTGCTAACACCGTCTACGAGTTATTTGAATTAACTCAAATAGATTTTTCATATTCTGAAATAAATAACGGTGCAAGTTTACACAGTAATAGAGGGTATGAGATTGGCATAGTCTATATGGATGAATTTAATAGAGCTACAACAGCTCTAGCTAGTGAGAATAACACTCTTTACATACCTTGCCTTAATAGTGTAGATAAAAACTCAATAAAGGTTACAATGCCTCCATCTCAGTTGGCTCCTGATTTTGCTAAAACATTTAAGTTTGTTATAAAGCCTGATGGTGAAGATTACGAAACTATATATTCTCAAATATATTATCAAGAATCAGGAAGTAGTTATACGTATTTTAAGTTAGAAGGTGAGAATATATCTAAGGTTGAAGACGGAGATAGATATATTGTAAAGAGGTCTGCTGATGGACCTTTAAATAATTGCACTTATGCAACTGTACTTGAAAAAGTTACTGTTGCCGAAGGAGATATTATTGCCCTAGAGCCTAATGTAACGGTCCCTGCAGGAACGTATATGAAAGTTTCAGCATCAGATTTTTCTACAGAATTTATAGATAATGTAGTTATAGACCCCGGAAGGCAACGTGGTACTTCTGTTAATGAAGGCTTACCTAGTAAACTATTTTATGATGGTTTTGAAGAGAGTAAAACAGGTAATAATTACAATAACTACACTATACCACAAGGGTCAATAATTGAAATTGATTTAGATATATATAGAAACGAAGATACAAGTATATTCTATAGTTGTGATTATAAATTCTTTAAATTAAATAGAACATATGTTGCTTCTAAAGGTTATGATAATCTACAAGATTGGTTTAATGGAGATAATATAGCATCAACATTTAACCAAGCAAATATTTCAAGTGGAGTGTATTATTTTTATAGTCCAACAAACGTATCACCATCTGCAGGTTGGGAAGAAACTGTATTTTCCGGTCCGGATAATAAAAAAGTTAATTTTGCTTGGTCTAAAGATTCAGCTACTGATGAACTTAAATTTTTAATTAAAGGATTTAATGCTTGTGATAATAAGAGTGGTAACGCAAGAGTTTCATGTAGATTTAAAGCTACCCTATCAGATGGTACAGTTGTATTTGAGACTGAACCTACAGAAGCATTACCTGACGTATGGTATGAAGGTCAAGATACATATAATGTGTCCACTACCGGATATCACGAATCAACAATATTAAAAGATACTAATCAAACTTCAATTGTAGATGGAGTTTTTAATTTAAATTTTTCAAATTGTTTTTCTTTTGGTAATGGAGTTGAAAGTTATAAAATTAGAGACTCTATAGGAGGAAAGAAGATGTTAATGGGTAACCGTGTTACCACTATTTCTGAGCAAGACTATAAGAGAGCCAATAGAGTTAGTGATATAACTTATAGTGGAACATATAACGATGAAACAAACTTAAACAGATTAAATCAATTTAACTTAGGGCTATTAAACTTCAAGCCTTTAGAAGATTCTTTTGGTCCTATAAATAAAATGTTTGCTCGTGAGACTGATATACTTGTTTTACAAGAAGATAAAATTTCATACGTGCTATCGGGAAAGAACTTATTGTCTGATGCTTCAGGAGGTAATGTTCTTACGTCAGTACCTCAGGTATTAGGTAAGCAGATAGCTAGGGTTGAGGACTTTGGTATTAGTAATAATACAGAAAGCTTTGTATCTTATGGGACTGATAAATTCTTTACTGACGCTAAGAGAGGTGCTTTACTACAGCTTAAAGGTAGTAGTGCTTCAAATGAGCAGTTGAATGTTATATCAGAGTATGGTATGCGTGGTTGGTTTAGAGATTTGTTTCAAGATAGCTTTAACACGCAGAAGTTAGGTGGCTACGACCCTTATATGAATGAGTATGTACTGTCTAATAACGACATATTGTTACCTCAAAAAATTGAATCCATACCTTGCGGTTCTTCGAATACAATTACTCTTGATACTGAAAACTCAATATCTTACGTTATTAATTTATCTGATGATATTGGTACGGTAAGAACAGATTTTATAACCACTGAAACGGTTAATATTACAGGGACTTGGAATGGAGTTCAACAATTTAGTTCGGTAGTTGTATCTAATTATTCACCTACTTTTTTAAAAAACTTAATATTTCCTAACGAGCTTACAATTACTATAACTAAAGTAAATGCTACAGATAAGCCTGTTATATCAGTTACATCTATATGTCCAACTAATAATCCACTTCAAGTAAGAGCTATTGTTCTTACAAACAATGATGAGGAAGGTAAGTCAATACATTACGGTTGGAATTATATAGTAGGGTCAGAGCAAACGGCAGAAAGCCCACGTCAAGTTTCAAATTTTATACAAAATACTCTAACACCTTTTGCTTCATCATATAAAATATATGATGGGATTCAAGGTCAAGGTATTATTCCGTTTAGTGGGTGCGATATGTCTATGAGAACTTTTAAATCTCAAAGTGATACTTATGATGTTCAAAATACAGGAGATAGACTTGATAGGTTTAGATTTCTATTATCCTCTACGGTATATAATAATAATGCAACTGACTTAAATACTTTAATAAATGCATTGCCTGTACCGGGAGGTTTGCCTTTGGGTTTTAACCCTTCGTTTAATTTTGACTTTAATGTAGGAACAATATCAGGTGTTGATAAAATACTATATTTAATTTGGGACTTTAGAAAAGCTAACTCAACTTTATTGTGTTATAGTTCAGACATTACTTCTGCAGGATTAGAGGCTGTTTGTTGTTCTTGTTCTTGTAGCCCATCGGTAAGTACCACTTATAAAATTTCTAATAATGGTAGTTCTGTTATAGATGTAACAACATCAGGTGGCACTCAAGAGATATTTCCTAATAACTTTAGAGAAGTTTGCTCAAGCACATACCCTAGCTATACTCCAATTGGGGCTTTAAGTATTACTATAGAAATCGTAACTTGTGATTGTTAAAAATAAAATAAAAAATGGCTGAATATAATTCTTTCTTTATGGATGGGGCTAACTTAGAAAGCTCAACCGGTGTTTTTACAACTAACACCTTAACAACTCTTGCTGCTGACGGATACTACTCTGATGGATTAGTTACAAGAAGACAGATTTCCTCCGGATTACTTCCCGTAGAGGATTGCCCTGCTTGCAGTGAATTTCTTTGTGAACAAAATATTACGATAGAACCTGTAGAAGCTTCAGCGAATTTTATTAATTATAAAATGAATGCTAGTTTAGGTGCTATAAAGGTAACTATATCAAAAGTTGTCACTAAACTTGATACTATAAATCCTACAGGTATTTTTATTAAAGGTACGGGAGCGTTGCCACCTTCAGTAAATTCTTTTTCATCTGTTGGTATTTCAGGAGCTACAAATAATGTTATCACAGCACCTAGTGATACAGTCCCTAGTTATTTCTTTGCTAATTCCTCAACGGGGTGTTCTAATTGGACTGCAGGAAGTGCTGAGCTACCTTCATATAATTACAACCCTAACACTCAAGTGTTTGAACCTACAGGAAGCTTAAATAGTTATTCGTTTGCAAATAAATTAACGTCACCTTCAGCGGGTTTAACGAACACAACGGGTGACATTATTACTTATATTCCTAAAACAACTGCAGCTTTAGATATTCTACAAGTATCTCTTATAAACCCTTGCGGAGTACCATCTGCTAATATAACCGTAGAATGCCCTACGTCTTTATATGAATTTAATGGAAGCTTAAATTTAAATGTACAAGAAGACAATAATGATGCTTGTGATTCTTCATTAGGTAGTAGAGTGTTAGTCCACGGTAAGGTTAGAGGAACTGTTAATGGTCAGTTTAAAAACGGAGATTATATTTTTACATCTGATAATTTAGGTTCCGGAATTTATAATGAATTACCTGACGGGTATTGGAAGTCTTTAAGGACTTATTTCCCTGAAGCTACAGGAGGTGGTGCAAATAACAACTGCTCATTTAAAGTTATAAATAATATTATTAGTAATGTCCTACCCTGTCAATAAAAAATAAAGATATGGCGAATTATACACTTACATACAGCGAGGGGTCTAAAGGATTTCCTTCGTTTTACAGTTACAACCCTGAGTATATGATAGGGATGAATAACTATTTCTATAGCTTTAAGAACGGGCAGTTATATAGACA